TTCCAGTAAAACCCACAGCGCCAGCAGACCCAGCGCTACCAGTGTAGCCGATGCTCCCTTGAATGCCAACCGACCCAGTGTAACCAACTTCACCTTGACTTCCTGTATAACCTCTTTCACCTTCATCTCCTTGTGAGCCAGTTGATCCTGTAAAACCAATATCACCCTGTGAGCCTACATAACCCACTGAACCAGTAAACCCGATTGGTCCTTGCGATCCTGTGTAGCCACGTGGACCTGCAGGTCCCACGGACGGTTGATCAATCTCAACTACGATATTGTTAGATTCATCTACAACAACGTTATAATTTGTTTCCGATACTACGACTGTATTAACCATTGCGTGTCACCTCTTTGCTGATCACAACATTACCTTGTAGAATGCGGTCTTTAGTGCCACCTGGATATGTGATTTCAATATCGTATACGCCCTTCTCAATAGTGATTGCGCTGGTTTCCGTTGGTGTCAGAGATATCTGGATAACACCATCTGTACCAACAGGAATATTGGTTGTGAATGTAGCCACAGGAGTTGCATCGCTGTATTGTTCACGTATTTGTGCAGCCACAGTACAGCCTGTAATGTTAATCGGTGTTCCAGTGGAGCTCTTCAATGTGATTGATTGGTTGTAAGTAGCCCCTTGTTGGACTAACATGTTGTATTTGCCTGCAGCCATTACTGTTCTCCTGCTTCTTTAAGCAATCGTTTTGCGGTTTGTGTCATTTGACTCATTTTGGTGGCATATTCTGCGGGTTCTACACTAGCAATGCCATTGTTGAAGTCTATGATTAGTTGTCTGTCCACACTCTCAAATGTAAACACACCACGTTTTTCCTTCACCTCAATATTTATCAGTTTAGAACCTCTGACCTTCAAGAAAGCAGCCAAAGGGATATGCGATGTTGTATAGATATCTAGTAAGTTATTCATTGTTATCTTTCGTATGTTATTGGTGCATTGCCACTCCATGCGTTTGGTCCAATTGCTTGTAGGAGCACTTTAACCTTCGTTGGTAGGCGATCAGCCTTTAGGTTGTCCTTTATTGACACGTCAATTGGACCAATCTTGTATGTTGACAAGGTTTCCAAATCGTTCTCATCAACTGTATAGTCACCATTCTGGATTTTTAGGTAGTTTAATGCCATTTCACATGTAGCATCGGCCAATTCTTTAGGAATTGTGTTATTTGGGCGGTAATATCTACCACCAGCATCCTGAACTTGATCTTGTGGGTTCATATTGCGGTCAATAATCCAAGTGCGTGGCCACTGGAGACGCTGATTGTCTACTGTTGGTCTTCCACCAAACATTTCCATATCAATGCGATTGGTTGCCTGAACCAAAGCAGCCTGCTTTTGTGCGGTTGATAGGCTGGTCCAGTATGAAGTTCCGTCAAGGTGGAATGTGAAATAATCGTCTGCTGTTGCTACTGGAATGTAGCTGTTTGCATTTGATCCTGATAGTGTTGAGTCGAAAGCCATGGTAGGAATCCTTGTTGATAATACTATATTTATACCCGCACAACGGATACAGAAAGAGCCTCCGAAGAGGCTCTTGTCTTTGGTTAGTTTAACCGCAGAATATTACAGTGTAACTTCTGTGATTGCAGCTAGACCTAGGTCTGAGTAGTTAACTAGACCAGAGTAGAACTTCACACGCCAGATGCGGTTGTCGGCTGTTTCAGCAGCACCGACATCTTCAACTTGGATACCAGCACCGTTTGCGGCTGTTAGACCAGTCAAACCGTTGCCTGTACCGTCATTGAATGTACCTGCGAAGATTGTGGTTTCGTTAGTACCAGCACCACCGTTTGTTGGGATGTAATCGTTACGGAAGATTGGGATACCTTCGTACATCATAACATATACTGGACGACCGTCAGCACCAGTACCCATTTGAACTTGCTCAATTGTAGCACCACCAAGAGCGCGGTATAGAGCCTTGATCTTGTTGATAACCTTGCTGTGAGCAGTGATGTAGTCGACTTGACCATTCTTTGCTGTAACAGCAGCCAATAGTTCGTCCATCATGGATAGTGTTAGTGCATTTGCGTTAGCATCAACCTTCTGTGTAGATGCAACTAGCTTTGCTAGACCGTCAAATTCACCTGGAGTTGCGGAATCGCCAAGGATTAGTTGACGCTGGAATTCACGACCAACTGCCTTTGCCTTAGATGCGATTTGTTGAGCAACGACATCATTACCAGCATTGCCACCGATGCCTTGAGCAACGATTAGACCGTTGACTTCTGCATCACCGATGATTGTGGTTAGAGTTGCTGTTAGTGGTGTGTATTCAGCTTGTGCCTTTGCTGTGATTGTGCCACCAATGCCAAGCACTTCTACATCACCAAGAACAGATTCACGGTTGTATGCTAGTGCATTGCCGTTGATTGTCTGGAATGGTAGAACTTGATACATTGCGTTTACTGTGACGATGTTTTCAACAACGCCTGCTTGTAGGTCATTTAGACCTAGTTTGGATGCTTCTGCTAGTGTTACTGTAGCCATTTTAATACTCCTTGTGTTAGATTGTCAAATTATTTCTTTGCCAACCCTGCAGCGATCTTGTCAACGGATGACATAGTTGGTTGCTGGGTGACACCTGATACTGGTCTTTGTGCACCTGATCCCCTGGATGGTGCAAAAAGATGCGATGCTGTTTCAGTCAAACCAAGAATCCAGCCCTGAACAGTAAGGTCTTTGCCTTCTTTGTCCTTTGCCTTATCTTTGCTGACTGCCACTCCGTCCCTGACGACAAATGTCTCCCTGGCGCGGTTCAACACATCTGGTAGAGCAGTCTCAAGCACCCCGTGCTTAATTGCTGCGTCCTTCACACTGTCAGATAGCAGCACTCTTTCAAGATGCTGCTCTAACTGCGATTTCGTTTTTGTGAGGGTCTCAATCTGTTGTGTGTAATTGGCTTTCATCTCACCAATGCGTGGCTCCAATAGAGCCTCAACATCAACTGTTTGCTTCCCTGCTGATTCTAATTGTTGCTTCAACGCAATATTATTTGTGCGAAACTCTGCAACTTTGCCGTCTAATTCCTGTAGTCGTGTCTGTACTTGTTGGTACTGTGAAGATGGTACCACACCTTCAACATCAAGAACATACTTACCATCAACTTCTTTGTAAAACTGTTGTAGTTCCTCAGGAACTGCGGTTGCTTCGTATTGTAGTGCCATTGTTTTATCCCCGATAAAAGTATAATTTTGCGTGATTGCAGTATGTATTTATAACCAAACACGGGAAGTGTGAAATATTTCAATGGTAAAGAGATAAATATAGTAATGACCCTCCAGCGCAATTCTAAAGTCTACTACAAACAACCCAAATGTAAATGCAGTGGGGGTGGCTTCACTGAAAACTACGGGACAATCGTGGACATCATCATAAATACTAACAATAAAATATTCTATAAGGTATCTACAGACGGTCAGGGCACTTTTGTCGTGGCTGCAGACCATATTCTAAAGGAGATACAGGAATGATTACAGTATTCACACTGGGTTTATTGTTGGGTTGTTTACTAATACTGATAAAGAATAATATATGAGCATACAACTACTACCGCACCAATACGATTTTGTCACTAATACCAATGTAAGATATTTGGGACTGATTGGGGGCTATGGTGCAGGCAAGACCAAAGCGTTTTGCTATAAAGCCATTCACCTTGCATCACTGAACCCAGGACACACAGCAGCACTGTTGGAACCGATTAACAGTATGTTGCACGACGTTCTGATTCCTGAATTCGAACAATGTCTCATTGAAGCGGGTATCCCGTACAAGTACAAAGCCAGCCCTCTGCCTCAGTTTACATTACAGTTTGCTCAAGGGGAGTGTGTATTGCTGCTACGCAGCGCCGAAAATTATCGACGCCTTGCAGGTCTAAACCTTGCATTCTTTGGTGTTGATGAATGCGACACCATCAATAAAGATGTCGCTGTTGCAATGTGGCGTATGTGTCAATCACGTTTACGGTCAGGGAAGGTATATCAAGGCTTCACAACATCAACACCCGAAGGGTTTGGTTTCCTATATGAGTTCTTCGAAAAGGAAGGTGACAGAGAAGACAGAGCGTATGTCAGAGCAAAGACAAGAGACAACCCATTTCTACCACCTGAGTTCATTCAGTCGCTATTGGACACATACCCCGCAGAACTAGTGGAGGCATACCTTGAAGGAAAATTTGTTAACCTAACAAGCGGACGCATCTACTATAAGTTCGATCGTAGAGAGAACCATTCAAACATATGCATCGAAGATATCATTAAAGACAATGCTGGTAAGAAGGACATTTACGGTCATCCCATCCCGCTACCAACTCTACACGTTGGTATGGACTTCAACGTTGGTAAGATGGCTGCTGTAGTTCACATCATTGATCACATTGGACCAGTCGCTGTTGATGAGATTATGGGTGCACGTGACACAGAACAGATGATTAACATCATCAAAGAGAAGTATCCAGAATTCACTATTGCTGTCTATCCAGACAGTAGTGGAGCACAAAGACATACCAACAACAGTAGTATGTCTGATCTAAATATGTTACGCACAGCAGGATTCAGTGTGCATGCAGGTAGTAAAAACCCACCAGTCAGAGACCGTATCAACAGTATGAATATGGCATTTATCACAACTGACGGTATACGAAAATATAGAGTCAATACATTTAAATGTAAACAATACACCGAAGCACTTGAACAACAAGTCTATGACGGCAACGGTCAACCAGACAAAGGACACGACACCGACCACCCGAATGATGCTGCTGGCTACTTCATCTATAGTAAGTATCCAGTAAAGAGATATCAATCAGGCGGTTTACGAATGATTGGTGTATGACAACAGATAAATAATCAGTACCAGGAAAAGGGAATACTATTATGCCTATTAACACGACACATCCACTGTATAACGAATATCAACCAGCTATGAAACGCACTTCTGATGCGTATGAAGGTAAGGTGTATGATTACATCCCAAAGCTCACTGGTCAAACTAACGAACAATATGACGCATACCGTCATCGCAGCAGCTTCTATAATGTCATTGAACGGACACTAACCGCTTTGGTTGGTGCACTGACACGTAGATCACACTCAATTGAATATGTTGTTGGAGACGATCCAGTCTTCTATGGAGACATTGGTGAAGATGAATTCATCACTCAATGCTATGCTGACATCTTCAAAACAGGACGTGTTGGTCTTCTTGTTGACTATGATGATGTTGCTGAGACACCATATATCATAAGCTACAATGGTATGAACATCGTCAACTGGGGAGACAGCTTCTACGTGCTTGCAGAGACATACTTTGCACCGAACCCAAAGGACCCATATGAACAGCTATTGCTAACCCGCTACCGTGAACTATTTATGGACCCTGCTGGACTATACACTGTCAGGATATGGGAACAGAAGAAGACGCCTACAGGTGGTTATGGCTCAAGCACAAAGCCACAATATGAAGTGGTAGAGACCATCACTCCAACAATACGCGGCATGCGTCTTAACTATATCCCATTTACTGTCGTCAATGCGAACGGTGTTGGTGTTGATAAGATGGGTAAGCCACCACTGGGCACTATGGCTGACATCAACATCGATCATTTCAAAGTAAGTGTTGACATTGGGCACGGTGCACATTTCATTGCTCTACCAACCCCATACATCACTGGTGACTTGCAGAACGATGCTCAGGTCGTACGGTTGGGCACTGATCAATTCATTCACTTGACAGCGGGCAGTAGCACTGGCTTTCTTGAGTTCACTGGTGCAGGTATGAACTTCTTAACTGAGCTTGCAAAGACAAAGGAAGAACAGATGTATAGCCTGGGCAGCCGTATGCTGCAGTACAAGCGTGGTGTAGAGAGCTCTGATGCGTTGCAGATCCGTTTGGGTGCAGAAGGTGCATCATTGGTCACTATTGCAACAGCACTTGAAGAAGGACTACAGATGGCTCTCTACTGGTACAACCTATGGCTGGGCATGGACGTAGAGCCAGAAGTAGAGCTCAATAAAGATGTAAGCCCAACCGTAATGGATCCAAAGCAAGTAATGTCTCTATTGCAACTGTTTCAGACTGGTGTCATATCACTAGACACTCTATTGCAGCGTCTATATGAGGGGGAGATTGTTGATGATGTCAGTGAAGAGCGTGAGCTGTTGACTGGGCAGGAAGAGGCTGGTGAGGAAGCTGAGGCTGCTGTTGAAGGACCAGACAGTGAAGATGAGCCAGAAGAGAATGCCCGTATGGCTGAAGACGGTGCAGTAAGGAACCGTTCAAGGTAATGTGAAGTGCCCACTATACCCAAACTGAACAGCCTGACGGCGGGTATAGTGAGCGGGCGAAAGGGTAGCCGTCAGGCTTGACCCTATATAACAAAAGACGTCTTCAAAAGACTTGTTTCATTTGGAACTCTACATCAAGCATACCACAATCTGTCATGCCTTGAACCAGCTTGTCAAACTCCATACCAAACACTGGTACACATTCAGACATCAGTTCAGGATCAGATGCCATTCTATCCAGCCCGCGGCGTACAGTGTATGGGGCTTCATGCGATTGCGCCGCGACAAGTTTAGCGGCGTTGTTTAGCAGCGTGCGTTGTTTAGTATTCATTTTTTACCCTTTCAAAAGTATTGTTTAGTTCATACGCCAGTGCTCATTCACCAGCGTATGTAGCCATTGTACCATAAATAGCACAAAAGGTCAACAGTGCACACTTAGTAATTATTCATATCCAAATCACGTGCTAGATGAGCGTAGCATTTAGTACGAAGATGTTGTGTACGGTTATATACATCATGCCAGTGAGCGACATATTCAGCATCTTTGGTATCATCATTAAGCACTAGACTAAACATTGTTTGACCTTTTTCATTTTGAATAAAATGACGGAGAGCAACGTATTCAGATTTTGGAAGTCCAGTCATATAAACAAACAGTTTATCGATGTCATTAGCAGACAACACATAATTGCGGTTGTAAGTAATACGACGAAAACCAGCATTCTTTCCGCGGGTAATAACGCGTTGTTTCAACACAGCAGATGGGATAATGTCACCTAATATTACATTTAAAACTGATAACTCTTGTATAATAGTTTTGAAACTATTGGTTGGGTGAAGAGCTGCCCAAATTTGATCGTGTGTAAACTGTGTGTTCATTATGCCACCTCACTATTCAATGCAACAAGCTTGTTGACCATATCACGACCAGACAATACAGCCGTACGGTAGCCGTATTGGGCTGCATCTGCGCGCAGCATATCATTCAATTGGTTACCAGTAACCTTAACGCCACCAGCCAGTACAGCGCTCTTAACCCGCATCCAACCACACAATTGTTTCGTATTCATAATTTTTACCCTTTCGTTGGTATTATTGGCTGTGCACTATTGCTCAACCATTAGAGACATTATAGCATAAATATGTTTACAGGTCAACATCTCTATACATATATTTATGGTCCATTGTCAAATATTTATAGAAAATGGTGAGAACCCGCTATTAGTGCGGGATCCCGGTTTTAGTTTTCCTCAACAACCTCAATCACATAATCATATTCATCTTGATCAGGCAGTGTATCCCATACAACATCAGGTATGCCAATCTCATTCCGAATACACTCAACCATCGCGATGGTTTCCACATCATCAACACCCCAGGTAGACACATTTGCTACGTATTCATTATACACAGCATCATCAACGTGCACAGGCACACGGGGCACAAATACATTGCTACCATTATCCAGGTTTACATCAACACTCACAATCAAATTCATTTTTTTACCCTTTCAGTGGTTGTTTAGTCATATGCCGTTTCACCAGCATATGTAAACATTATAGCACCATAAATACAAAAAGTCAACAGGTACAACCATAAATATAATTGTTGACATTGGTCCATAAATAGTGTAAGGTTTTAGAAGGCTCATAGCAGAAGGAGAAAATGAAAGGTTAGTAAGCGCTCACGTACTCAAAAACGGTCGAATGCGGGTTAGACCCGCTAATCGCCCCAGGGAGAAACTGTGTCTAACCCGCAGAAACAGTGGGGAGACGGTCAAACACCGCATAGAACGGGTGAGACCGCATATTCTGCGGGTGTGAAAAATGAGTTGGGTCTAACTGTAGTTGGGTCTAAACACAGTTGGGTCTACAGTGAGTTGGGTTTAGAACAGTTGGGTTTAGAGATATTTAGTGGAGGATTACATCGTCAACAACGTCGTTTACGGTTGCCTTCTGTGGTTGTGGATCCCCTTTTTGCAAAATCTCAAATGTTACGCCTGATGGAGCGGTAGTCTCTACAGTAGTACCACTCTGGCGACTTCCATCACTCCACCCATGCCTACACTTCAAATAGAATATAACAGCAGTCAAATGCCCCTTATGCTTCGTATCCTGAATCATATTCCACAATGCACCCACCGCCAAATTCTCACCCGTTGCCATTCCATCTCTTATCGCTTCCGCAACTTCGGGATACATACTCTTCTTCTCACTAAACGTAGAAGGGTGCAAACCCACATTTCTTGCGATGTTTGCCTCTGTTACACCCATACGGGATTGCTCTCTAATCTTCTCTAATATCTCTGGAGTTGGTATCCACTTCCTTGGGTCTACTTTACTGGACATATTCCTTGTTCCTTTATAATCCTGAAAAATCCTACAAAATCCTACAAAATCCTGGAGATTCCTTCTAATCCTAGAAAATCCTGAGGATTCCTGGAGAATCCTGGACATTCCTCTGATTTCCTTTTAATCCTAATACTTCCTTGGTCTTCCTGGCTTCTTCTTTAGAGATGGATCCAATGGAGTATAATATCTTTTGGTTGGAGGTCTTTGTATTACTTCTTCTATACCAGCATATTTATCTAATAGCATCTCAGCCCTGACTTGTTCTGTCTTCAAACCCGATTTTGTTATCCGCATAATTCCTTCCTTTGTCAATAGAGACTGGTAATGAATAAATGGACCATGTGGTGGGTAGTTCAGGGACGGATTTACATTACACCTATATTGGAACTTATTGACTAACGGCATATACTCATCCGTACTAATACGACCGAATGGCATCCAAATTAACTCAAATAAACGGCGGGATTTGTCAATCAGATCTTTGCTGGCGTTTATTTCTTGCTTGATTTGCTCTATTGATTTCAAGGTCTTGTCCTTACTGGTGGGATAATGCCGTTATAATATTCTGGTTCTCCATTTGGGAGATAACTGGTCAATGCACCTCTTATAACTAACTGCTTCACTTCTTCGTAATTCAGGCGTGCTTTGGTTGTGTGGAAACTTAATATTTCGAAGTAGAACTGGTTAATGCCCAAATTGGAGATGTCATTATTCAGTTGTGTTGATGAACTGGTATATGTTTGCCAATCAGATGGTTTAGTTATACGGGCGGTTTTTGTTCCTGGTTTCGTCTTACATTTGACTTGTTTGCGTCTTGTAGACGTCATGTTTTTCCTGCCAATGTACTTCTTTCCTGTTGCCAAATTGGTTATCTGGTAAATGAACCCAACATATGGATTTGGTTCAGGTATTTGTATGGGCGAATGCCAATGTCCGTATTTGTACATGTTAGTATTTAGTGCATGGGGTGCAAAGCAATAAGGTGCGAAGCACAGAAACAAGAACGACATGAAGCCGAAGGCGGAATGGAGTTCTTCTATTGTTGATATCCACATAACAAGCGGAGTTAACCAGTTGCGCTGGCTTTATAATATAAAGCACTATAAAGCACTATAAAGACAGCGCTATGCGGGTTTTAACGCTACTTCCGCCCTCTGGTAAGCAAGTCCCATAGCTGCATTTTTCGGGCTTGTAGACACAAATTTCACATCAAGTGGAAGCATTTTGTTATAACGCAACAATGTCAGCATAATACTTGCCATTTGATCGTGGTATGGGTATTTCGTTCCATTTGCCCTTCTCAGCTTGATTGCAACCACATCCCACATATCCTCATCATACTCTTTTAGCTGGTTGTAAATGGATTGCATTTTACTGGTAATCTTTTTGAGATTGTGAGACCAGGAGTGAATGATGAGAGCACACTCTTCAAACTGAGTTGTATCAGCAGGGATCCTCTTGAGAATTGTATCCATTTCACTCATCCACATCTCCATAGCACTTGTTTGTTCTGGATCCGTGTTTGTGTGAGTATAACTACCCTTCTTGCCTTTACATATAGCCGCAAAGGCAACACCTTTTACTTGTTTGTCTTTGTTGTCTACATATGTTCCAGTGTAGATATCAATGCACTGTTTCATTTTACAACTCCATAATATGATTGACAATATCGATGGAGTTTGTTGAATCCTATTGTGCAAATCTCTTTTGATATTTCAAAGTCCTCAATTTTTTCAGTGCACCCTTTCAACAAAAACTCCATAATATCACAATTGATGTCATTCTCTAAGTTGACTGAATTCAGAACACTAATACCAAATGGTGTTATTTTAATGTTATCAATACTGGCGCCGTTCAAGTGTCTTAGCACATTCAATAACCGTGATGTATTTGGGTTAACAATGTCCGTGTGTTTAAGATATGATACCATAGCTTCGACAGCCCTCCCCACTTTTTTGCCTGGAGTATCAAACATAATGCGCATTATGAACCCTCCGTTTAACTCAGCCTCATTCAGCAACACGTGAACTTTTTCTTCACAGGTCCAATAATCTCCAACGTGTCCAGTCAACCGACTTTCAGGTGATGTAGTTTCACCTATGTAAAATATGGTTTGGGGTTCAGTTGATCTGGATAGTGCATATACGTAACTCATTTTGGCGTCCTTATAAAGCGAAACCCCCGTAGGACGCCAATCGATACGGGGGTTTCTAGTTAATCTGTATTATACTACTGGATTGGCGTCCGTACTTCTATTTATATCTATTACCCAATTTTACACAAAAATATTTTTATTTTTTTAGGGTAATGGACGGATGCGGTATCAAGGCATTGGAGAAGCTAAATGTTTATTACACCCGCCCATTAATCTTAATTATACTACTTCGCTTCTCCATTGTCAACATTTTGCTGCTGTTGCTCTTCTAAACGACGTTTATGCCGCCTTGCCTTTGCTTGCTCACGGAGTTTATCACGATTTTTCTTGTGATATTCAGCCATTTTAGCAAGGTGTGCTTCCCGATTCTTTTCGTAATACCGTTTCATGTTCTCAGTCATTACTTCAGGATGCTCTTTATGCCATTGGCGGGACTTCTCCAATATCTTCTCTTTATCACGGGCATAATACTCTTTGTTCTTCATCCGTTGGTATGCTTTGCGTTGCTCTGGATCTTTCCAGTCAATACCTGTTTTGTTTATTGTCATATAATATCCTCAAAATTCCAGTAAATCTGCAAGTGATGTGGGTAGAGGTGGGTTACGGTAGTCCCTCAACCACTGCATTGCTTCAGCCATCTTGACTTCTGTTGGGACTAACCCAGCAATCTCTCTGAATCCAGCCATTTCCTTCTTACTAACCAACATTGCCTTTGTCCAAACCCAACGGCGTTTACCCACGTGTTTGGTGACAATGACATAATGCTGACCAACTTCCAACTGACGATAACAATGCCGATGCTTGTCTTTGTCAAGTGAATAACAATGGTCAGCAGTCTTACCAGAAGCATGCTTGAACTGAATACTGATACTTGCCTTTTGCTTTGCAAAACCAGTGATGGTTGCATAGACAAGTTCTTCTGCTCCGATTTCCTTTTCCATTAGAAGTATCCTCCACCAATGACACGATTTGGTTTTGTCCTCTTCTTGTTCTTGCTGAAATAGGCGTCTAATTTTGCCTTGACACGATCTGTTGTATCAGCTTGTGTATGAAGGTAGATGATATTGTTGATAGTCCAGTTTTGCTTCTTGTCAGCCAATAGTGCAGTATCAAGGGGCCAACCAGCCTTTAGGCGCATAACTAATGTGCCGTGAGGGATATTGAAGATCTGGGATAGTTCGCGGATGTTGGTGATATGTCCGTGGACATTATACCATTTGGTGCGGGATGATTCGTATGCTACTGCTTGTTCGTATGTAATACTTGTTGCTGGACGTAGTGGTTGTGACATTTGCTTTCTCCTATAATATAGACAACATAATCATTGTCTATTGTATTTATGACGAAGGCAACAAATGTCACATATTTATTTTTGGGTCAGGCTACATTACTCCATACGGGACCTGTCTTATTCCGCAGAACTTGCAGCTTTGACGATGTTGTATTGAAGTATGTTGACCCCACTGGAATCTTTGTTAAATCGGAAGGGGCAGATGCTAAATCACCCAAATACTTTGGGGTATTATCCAAAGTGGTAAAATTTGTGTTGATTGTTGTCTCTTTTTCCTTCTGACCGATTTCCAGAAGTGTCATTTCATAGTTTGTAGTTGTTGCCATTTGTTACTCCTAATATTCAATCACAGCAGGATATCCACCACCAACCTTCGTGCTCAACTGGACGACACTTGCTTTCAGTGTTGTCTGAACTGAACCAAAGTCAGCGATTTGCATAGCCTCTGTGTATGTGTAAGTATTTACCACAACGATAGCACTTCTCTTTACAGATGTTGCTGCTGGCTCACCAAAAATCGTAATGCCATAACCAGCCCAATCAGCATCGTGAACTAACTCACGGTCGTCTTGCAATCCATTGTTCAGACGTGGCCGCTCAACCCATGTGAACACGTAATCGTTGTTGTTCTTTGTGATCTGCACATTACCTGGTGCCCAAGGTAGTAGATTCAAGCCGAATGGTTGGATGTCAAACGCAGGAGATTTGTCTAATGAGCTGCCCATAGTCACAGTCTTAAACTTGACCACACGACCCAACTCACTGGATGGGAGGTCAATATATGTCAAGTTGCCATCAAGGACCACGAATAGTTCATTTGCAAGGTGTGTTCCACACTTGACTTCAGATCCACGGCGTCCACGCAACAAGCGGGATAATGTGTATGTGTTTGCTCCTGTCAGTGTTGCATTGACAAAGCCAATCAGTTCTTCACCAATCATACACCAGTTCTGTCCGTTTAGAACCGCAATATCTGTGCTATTGCTCAATGTTCCTTCTTTCAGTGTCACACTGATTGTTGTTGTGTCATCCCAAACATAATAGCCCTTTGCTGGTGCTGGTGTTGGGTTGGTTACCATACCCCATGTGCATTTTGTGCTTGTAGATGCAACAAAGTTGTATGTATTGCCACCATCAACTGATTTGTAGAGGTTAGCACCTGGCCAACCAGCTTTACCGAAGCCAGTTACGATGCCATACAGGCGTGGATTGCCATCGTTAGATGTTAGTGGTGGAACCTCAATAAACAGTGTATCACTGTATCCAATACTCACAGGCACATTACTGGTCTGGGCTGGCGGTGTGGTTACGGTTACGCCTGAATACTCATAAGATTGAGTGTTGTAATCGGAGCGTGCACAACGGAATTCTAACACACCATCTTCTGTTTCGTTGATTTCCTTGATACGCACTTGTGCAACATCTCCTTGAGTGCCAACTGGGATTGTAATAACATCACCCGGTTCAAGGTCAATATTGTGGTAATCTGTTGTGAATGTGAACTCTTGTTGCTCAATATGTGCATTTACCAGTGTTGTTTCAGCAATACGCTTTGCATCACTGTCGGATAGTGTGAATGGAACCTGGATTTGCACATCCTGACCATCTTCAAATGTGAAGAGTTCTGCTTGTTGTGTGAATGTGTTGTGATCCAATGCAGCACTGAAGTATGTGAATGTAATGCTACGCGGCAAGTCAATGCCCTGGTGGCGTTTAGCGGTGTATGGTGCAGGTCCAGCAAGGCTTGAGTCCATAACCTGATGTCCCAGGTCATCTGCGGTTAGTTCACGGACTGGTGTTTGATATTTAGGAACAAACTTGACAACACCGCCTGATGGAACCACATCAAACTGGTATGTCAGTGCAAGTTGGTTCAGTAGAGCACGGGTGTTCATCCCACCAGTAACGCTGAAGTTTACTTCTTTGTTATCAAGCAATGAGACATCGTATTGGTCTGGTGTGTATCCTGCAAATTCCATGATGGACGCCACAACAACGGGTAGTGTTGGTTGTGTGAATGAGCCATTGTAGCCAGCAGTGCCGTTATAACGGGTGTCTACTGATTCACCATCAGGATTGGTCTCACCATCTTGCATCATTGAGTCGATAATCTTGTAGCCAGCATAAGCAAGCCCAACGCCAGCAGCGATAGCAAGTAGTTTCTGCCATAGAGGTGCATCTTTCCACCAGTCCATGACACCATCCATCAGTCCGCTGAGGAACGATTGTTCTTCTTCAGGCAATGTAGATTTAGATAAGTCTGTGATTGGATCCCAGTTTGCGTTTGTTTGTAACGTTGACGGTTCATCATTGTTGGATGTGTGGTCAACCATACAAACCCAGCCATTCCCACTGGTTGGTCCAAGCACGACATCATTTACTTTGTATGCCTTGCCAGTTTCCCAGGTACCAGCCCACTTCAAATGCCCAACATCAGCCATGAAGATATCCCAATCGGTTGTCCAATTGGGTCCAACACCAGGTTCTGATGTAGTATCAGTAGAACTGTGGGTTTTCTTACAGATGTAAGTTACATTGTTGTGCGTAACAATAGAGGTGACGCAAGGTGTACCTGATTCATAGTTGTATGTTTTGTTGTTTACCCAAGCAGACTCCCACTTGAGAGCACAGCCTTGTGGTCCTTGCGGTCCAGGATTTGGGCAGCAAACTGTAGTTGATGAAGACCCACCAGGTCCTGAAATTGTGGATGTAGTTCCACCTTCACAAATCTCAAACTTTGTGTCTGGTGGTGTATTTGTTATGGAACCTGCTGTGGTATAATCTGTATGCGATGCGCTAGCTGGGACTGGACAGACGCTCATTATTCATCTCCGTAAAACGCCTGATCCCCAATGGCAATCATTGCGGTTCCGCGATGGATATATTTATTCTTTCTGACAAAAGCAGATAGTCTGAACATTCTAACTTCACCATCAAGTATCAAGAATAGGTAAGGTTTCACTGTAATATCAACAAATGTAAACCCGTTCCAACGTTGGTATGTGAACTGTGGTGTTACCAGTGCCTTGAGGATTGTTGGCTCAGATCCAGCATCACCAATTTTAATGCCATCCATCACACCATGTTGAATGTTATCGATGATCGATGAGTTATCAGGAATCATTGGGATTGCATCAGCAAGAACTTCCGCTTTGACTGCTCCTTCTGATGCCTTGAATGTGGTTTTAATCTCTTTGGTTGACTTGTTTAGTCTGCCATAATGGTTGTCGGTTACAAACCACAAATATCCGTTTCCGTCATCAAAGAAGTCGCCCTTACCATCACATTTGCCGCTTGCATATGCGGATTGTGTGTTTGCAGACTGGTCTACAAGAGTAATCATGCCAGAAGTAGTGTCTTTTGTGTCAATCACCTTAAATCCACCGGAAACCACAATATATCCTGAAGCACCTTCTAAACTGCCACTTCCAACTAATGTTGCTAAATCAGGGTGATACAACAGCCGACTTGTTTTGTCTTGTGGATCACTTGCAACAAAAAGTTGTTTTCCTTGATTGACGGTCATCTTGTATGGGTGGCGGTTTATGCGGATAGTTGCTACAACTTCATCGGTATTAACATTCACTTTTATGATAGAATGGCTGTTTTTTGCTGTAATCCATACAAAACCATCCAATCCATCAACAATGTGTCGTTTAGCACCTTGATGTCTGCCTGGTAGTGCTACAGTTTTCCACTCATCAGTAGCAATATTGTAGATGTACAACCATTGTTGGTAAGTTTCTGGGTGATACTCTAGAGTTGTAACGTATAGTTTTCCATTAGCAGCACACAAGTTGCTATTTGGTGTAGTTTCTGTAGTTTTTTGTATGATTGTTTCAATAGAGCCTGTTCCTGGAACAAATACGCAATTTTCTTCCGAATCTGTAACTACACCAGCAGGGACAACAGTCTTTCTGCCCCAGAGTTGCGCCAATGATGACACAAGTTGCTTTTTGGTGACATCAAACTCTAAAATATCTTGACCATTCAACAGATAAACGCGATCATGCCACTTTGTAGCAGATAAGTTACCACCATAGTTGGTGTAAGGAGATTTGTCATCATCAGTGATACTGTCAGCATTACAACAAATTAAATCAATGCGATTTTTGTAAATCTCATGAGTGTTGTTGTCAAAATAGAAGTGGTAAGTCAAACGCTCATAATCTGTGGTGAGATGTGATGGGTGTGCTGTGTAAGACTGGGTTTGATCATTATAGTAAGGAAAGTCCTTATTGGAAGTATTGCCATTCATACTATTCCAATAATTATAGATGGTGAGACTCAACCCCCGCAGAACATCCATTGGTTCATCATTTTGGTTCAGCCAGGTGTTCTTCCAGTTGGGATCTGTTGTTTTTCCTTCATTGAATACCCAGATATCACCATTTACAAAGATAGCCTCATATTCAGAAGCACTTTCAACGGTTGATGTAAAGTCTTGTTCCCATTCCCAGCTCATACATTGGTTCCTTCATACTCATCCATATACCATTCTATATTTAGTTCACCTATGTTGCCAAAATCAACTTCGGTGCCTTGTTCTACAACAAGTTGTGTAACCAGGTATTGGGAGTAATACGTGGCGTTTGCAGTGAGGTATTGGAGGTACGAAGTAGCCGCTTCAGGACCAGTAGTGCTAACAGCTGGGTATAATATTTTTGTTTCACCTGGTGCAATATACATCAGAGAGCCGTCCCAAGTACTGTTGGGTTGCTCATAAATGTTAGTCAGTTTGTAAAATAACCGAATAGCACCTGTGCTCTGGTATTCACTCTTTTTGTATTTGTAATCTACCTTTAAATTAGCAGGCAAAGTACCAATATTGTCACCAACTGTAAATGTTAGAGTGCCTGCTTCTGCGTCAATGGTGTAGTCTGATGAAGGAACCATATTACTTCCTTTCTTCACTACAACCTCACTTACGTTTTTGTTAGCTAATGAAACTGCTGTGTTCAGCGCTGTAACAGAAATACTTTCGGCGGTTACTGATTCGATAGTGCTATTATCCCCTTGCGGAGCAGCCCCTGTGTAATCACCAGTTATCTTGATGCGTGGTCGACTTCCAAGTGGATATGTGCCCGCAATCTTCATAAAGTTATACTTCTTGTAACTGTATGTGAATGGGATATCACTACCTTCTTCAGGACGGATAATTGGATTGTAGACATAGTGGTTGGACTCATCAAGACCAGATGATTTCCAACCAATGTTAGTAACTTGTGTGCGGGTTGTGCCCTTGCTGCTAACAACAGGACCGCTATCTTCCCAAACTGTAACGAATAGTGCCATTAGATTGTAGTCTCCGCCACAATATGCAGTTGATCAGAACTACTGGTGTATAATATTCTCCCATCTGCGGAGCATTCTACATTAGATCCAAAACCAGCACGGGCTGATGTTATAATGTATGGTTCAGTGTGCCACGTGCCACCAATCTTTCTGTATATCAACATAGAACTATGCCCTGAAATCAATGGTGAGGTTCCGCCACACCCAACGACAAGCATTGTTCCATCGGCATTAAACGCCAGATGTTCATAATTCTGCGCATCGAATAGAGCATTTGTTAAAGTTGCTGAATGTGTGTAAGAACTACCATTCCACCCAAATAAATGTATAGCAGAATTGGTTGTGTCACCTTCAACCACTGATATGGTGTTTGTATCACTACTCAAACAAACATGACTACCAAAATTACCATTTGTGATTGGTGTTGGAGTGTCAATTCTCTGTTGTTGTGTCCAAGTGCTACCACTTCTAGTGTATACATACACAGCTCCTTGATTTGTTTGCACACCATCATACAATACAGCACCACCAACAAGTTTATTGCCATCAGGGGATAATGCCAATGAATAACCAAGCCATTCCCCAGTTTGAGTGATAGTCGATTGTGGTGACCATGTCGATCCAGATCGTGTATACACTCTCATTGATGAGTCGGATGAATACTTTGAAACAACTATAGTGTTGCCATCATCGCTTATACAGGGTTGCGATACTGTGAAATCTACCGATGCGTCTAAATCTGTCTGTAGCGACCATGTAGAACCACTTCTGGTGTACACATACGCCTTGCCATAACCATTACAATTGTCGTTCCCACAAATAACTAACGTATTACCGTCAGCGTCTATTGCAGGCCTGCTAAAAAGTCGTTCACAGCCTCCTGACGGTTGGATCTTCGTCTGCACGCTCCAAGTAGTTCCACTACCGGTTAGAATCACAACGCTGCCATTTGTCATGTACGGTGTGTTATCTCCTACAATGCCCACAGCCATATACGTTTCATCCCGTGCTAATGAAATGTTAGCACCAAATGTTCCTGTGTGTGCAGGACCTGAAATAAAAGATGACGTATAACCTATTTCACCATTAGCGATATGTTTATTATTTTCAAACATCACACAAATCCTCTTGCTAAACTACAATATACATTAGTACCATCACTTATAGCCACAATCATATCAACAGCCCCGGCTGACGTTGATAATATATTACTGAAACCACTCTTCCACTTGTATGCACTTCCAAATGCTAACTGTCGACCACCCACACCATCTTGCTTGATTATAAATGTGTATTCACCAGCTGCAAGATTTGTGGGATTATCTAATGTACGATTCCCACCAAGTGTAACCGTAAACAAATTGCTTTGTGATGCATCAACAGCAATATTAGCGTCATCAGTTAGTGTATATGCTGTTGAATATACCGTTTTTGTAAAATTATTGACTGTTGTAGTTCTTGGAACTGTTGCATCAGTGCTGACTTCGCCGCCTGTAACCGATAACCCGTCGCCAATCTGCACAACTCCTTTTGTAGATGTGGTCGCATCAGGAGGGCTAAATGATAATACCCCGCTAGAAATATTTAATCCGTTTGCCTGTGTGATTTGTACTATCCCCTTTTCAGTTGTAGATGCATCAGGATAAGTTGGTTGGGTCCAACTAACAACACCATCTACAACATCAAGCCCTGACCCAATCTGCACAACACCCTTCTCTGTATCAGAAGCTGTCTTTATGCTAATTACACCAGCATCCACATCAATATTTGCCCCCACTTGTACAACACCCTTTGATCCACTGGTAGCATATGCGGTTGTGTCAATTGATATCACACCATTGGTGACAGAAATGCCACCACCAGATTGAATCTGCACAATACCTTTCTGTGAATATGATGCATTTGTGTATGTACCATCAAACGCTAGTACTCCACCAGTAACTGTCAAGCCACCACCAGATTGTACAGATACAACACCAAGAGAAGACGTAGTTGCTACTGGCACACTGATCGTACCAGCAGTTACATCAATGTTATCGCCAATCTGGACAACACCCAACGTTGATGTTGTTGCATTTGGTAAACTACCCAACTCAACCACACCATCTGTAACCGTTAGACCGCTTCCAATTTGTACAACTCCCAAATCAGCAGCACTTGCCGTCTTTACACTGATCACACCACCAGCCACATCAATATTTGTGCCAATCTGGACCACGCCTTTGCTTATTGTGGTGGCATCAGGTAGTGTATCCAATGAAACCACACCAGAACTAACAACCAAACCAGATCCAATCTTTACTAGACCATAATCGTTAGTCGTTGCATAATCTGTGGCTCCGTACGACACCACCCCGCCTGTAACAGACAGCCCTTCACCAATTTGCACAACACCTTTGCTTGTTGTAGTAGCGTCAGGAGGTGTTAATGACAGTAGACCGTCGGCTACCGTCAGATTTGTGTCGTCGACTACAACAATACCTTTTGCAGTATTACCCCGGGCTTCTTTCTCTGCAGGAGATAGAGCGGTATACGCATCTACCGTCATTGCATCAGGAATGATCGCCATAATTTCTGGCGCAGTGGAGCTAGCTGCTGAAGTTAGACGTCCTTTAGCATCAACTGTGAATTTAGCAACCACATATGAGCCTGGTGTAACGGCTGTATTGGTTAGGGCTGGTGATGCAGCGTTGTTGTTGCCGCCTAAATCCCCAGCAAGTTGTACATCACCTGCAATTGTTTGTGTAGCGTTAGCCATTTACATCTCCTAAACGAAATTTGGTTGCATTATGCAATATAGTGTGTTTGCATCAACAGCATAGCAGCTTAATACTGATTTGGTGCCAGATGGTTGTTTAATAGAACCAGTTTTAAATTTAAACTGGCTTCCGTACGTAATCGTTGCACTATTGGTAATAATAAAGTGGTAATACGACCCAACATTTATATTAGTACCATTGCTGAGTGTAATATTGCCTGACAAAGTGAAGCTGTATAGGTTGCCGTTATTGCCGTCCCAAGTTAATGGAGATCCTGTAACAGCTTGCACCCCGTGTGTTTGTACTTTAGACAGTGTTTTGTTAGCATTCAATCGAAGAATTGTGGAATCAACTGATAATTCACCAGAAGTAGCAGTCAACCCCGATCCAACTTGCATTATACCTTTACTTGTTGTAGTTGTATCTGGTAGCACGTTAATTGAAAGTACCCCGTTTACAACCAACATGCCATTGCCTTCTGTTATTTGAACAAACCCCTTATTTGATGCTGATGCAACTGGATAAGCTGGTTGGGTCCAACTTACGACACCATCAGTAACATCTAATCCAGAACCAATTCTAACAACACCTTTGTCAGTAGATGATGCTAATTTCACAGAAATGGTTCCACTAGACACATCAATATTTGTGCCTACCTGAGCAACACCCTTTTCGGTTGCTGTTGCGTCCTGCACAGATAATACACCACTGCTAACAACTAATCCCTTACCAGCATCAATCTGCACCAACCCTTTGGTTGTATAAGTAGCATCAGCAATACGCAAAGATCCATCAGTTATACCAATACCATCACCAGCCTGTACAACACCCTTTACTGTGTCTGTTGCAACAGGAACACTAATAACACCAGTATTGACATCGATGTTTGCACCAACTTCAACAAATCCCTTTGCTACCTTACTAGCAACTGGATAATCAGGTTGAGTCCATGACATCACACCACCAGTAACTGACAGTCCAGAACCGACTTGAACAACACCTTTTTGTGCTGCTGTTGCAGTCTTTACGGAAATCACACCACCAGTCACATCGATGTTATCACCAATCTGTACAATGCCCTTCTCTGTTTCAGAAGCACCAGATTCAAGCCCAAATGGTGTCAATTTACCATCAATGTCAAAATCCAAACCAGTGCCTGGCTTCATAATGCCGAATTTGGTAGTGCTTGCATACTGAACACGCAACACACCATTGTCAACTTCAAGACCTGAACCAACCTGAACAATGCCCTTTGGTGTACTTGCACGAAGAAGTTCATCTTCAGTTTCCAAAGCATCGTATTGTGCTTGTGTTAGTGCGTCTGGCAGATGTGCTGCAATCAATCCACCTTCAATGGTGATGCGTGGATCACAAGTAGAGATAATGCCCTTCACGGCATATGTAGCATCAACCACCAGAGGAACAATGTCTGTCTTCCAAGTAGCGTCTTTAGCATAAACCAACCGACCTTTGCTATCAACTACAATATTTGCGGGACCATAACTACCAGCAACAACACCAGTGACACGCAATTCTGGTGCGTTTGCAACACCAGTTAAGTCACCAGCCAGAACGATACTACCAGGAGTTGAGTTTGTTGCTAATGCCATTATATTCCGCCCTCTTTAATCACTTCAAAACTGAAATTAGGTATTCTACCACTAACACCTAAATTGAAATCTGTCAATACGATGTATGCTAACCCTCTGTATCCAGGGACATTTCCTGAACCAAGATGACTTTCCATTGTTGGATCTGGCATCTGGCTATTGCTTCCCAAATACAAGTTGCCGATCAGCGGTTTAGCATCTACAGTTGCGTCAACAATCAACTGCCCATCCGCCCACACACGGCTAACACCCAATATTGGTCCTTTACAGATACCGATTGCAAGATTGACTGTATATGTTGTTGTGACGGTCGTTACTTCACCACCACCTCCAACTAATCCACCTTTACCACCATCTGTTTTGGTTTCTGTCGTCCGTGCTGTTTTATCAGTCGCCCAGAAGACATTACCACTAACTCTTTGTTTCCCAACGCAAATCGGTATTGCGGTGCCATACTGACTGGTTTGTACACGCAAGTCCCCAATATTGGGTGCCTGCATTGTTGATTCTGGATCTTTAGCACTTAACGCACTACCGACTGCCCAACCAATACTTGCTCCTGTAGGACCCCCTACAAGATAACCTACCGCCGCCCCTGCTGCTGATATTACCAGATTAGCCATTTATCACCCCAGGGAACGCGTAAGTTTTAGTCCATTTGTCGTACCATTCGTTCTGCAAAGTATTTATAACAACCTTACCGATATCATACCGTGCATGAATGAAATCATTCTCATTTAATTTGATACCAAGATGGCTTGTTGTGCGACCGAACTGGAAACATATGATGTCTCCTGGTTGGGTCTGTTCTTTTGGGATCTCCACACAGCCGAACGACTCCAGTGCTTCTAACAACTTTTCTTCCCTATTATGTAAATGCCATTGTGTTGGATAATTAGGGATATTTTGTGCTTCATCAGGTGTAATAATGCCATTCTCAAGCGCAGCAGCAACAATCAGCTGGGCACAATCTACACCAATACCCTTTACACGGGCATGGTGATGGTATGGTGTATTAACCCAAGTAACTACTGACTTGACAATATCAAGTTGTTTATCTACATCTCTCATCGTGTTGTAATCTCCACCTGAATATGCGGGAAGCCACCAAAGTTCACTACATTGTTGAACTTATTCTTGCATGTTGCAAATGTCTTGTCGCAACCAGCAGTAATGTCAAAGTTGTCTCCCACTTCAATGCTGTATGGTGTTGGCAGGAACAACTCAATTGTGGTCACCGCACCAACTGTATGTTTCTTGACTGGACTCACTACACCAACATTTGCGCCAGTAGACCAGGTAATCGTCCCAGCACTACAGAACCCGTCTGCTTGTGTCAAGCCACTAACCTCAAATATCAACTTGTCTGTGGATACTACGCTAACAGCACCTGGGAATGTATAACTGGCTTTGTTGATTGTGCAAGCACCCAACTTGTGTGGTCCAAATGTGCTGAATAACTGGTGGCGGCAACTTGCTGTGTATGTAAACGCAATATTGCGGGTTAGTTGACGCATGTGGGATTGGACATCACCACGGAAGCCGTCTGCTGTCCACTGGATTACACCAAGACTGCCTTTATCAACTGTAAATGTGCCGTATTCTGGGTGATCCCAAGAGCATAGCATTGTCTCCACAACAGCATCATCAAACAAACCAGCCAACAAGTCCTCTTCAGGTGCATCTACCCAAGCAGAAGCAAACTCCTGGTTGGAAACACGATCGTCGGTTGTAGTTGTTAGGCTTGTCCGCTTAATACCTGGTGCTGGGACATATAATTGGGAATCAACGGTAAGAGGTAGGTCGTGATCAGTATAGCCATATATTTGACCATCCTTGCGGGTGATCTTTACTAATACTGCACGCTTACCGTTGATTATTTCATTTTTTAGGTCTGTTGATATGTTATGCACGCTCAAACACCTCAATTAGTTCAATATCGCTCAAGTCTACAATGTATGGGGCTGGTGCACAGTTAGCACCTGATAATGACTGGTCAAATGCGGTTAGTGTCCAAGCGATTGGGCTATTCAAACGCACTGTCATATAGACAGGACCTGATACGGTTACTGTTGTTATTGCTGAACTGTCTGTTACATCTACTGTGGGTCTGCCGTCAGCATCTATTGCAAATGTCGCTGCTTTTGTTGTTCCATTGACCTTGAATACCAATCCACCCATAACTGGGTTGATAACGGGGTGTCCGTTTGGCAACTCCAGATACCAAATAGAACCAGTCTTGTGAACCAGTTCAGTGTTGTAGAACTCAGGGAAGTCAGGGTCTTGGAATAGGAATGAGTCCAGTGCCATATTGACGCCACGGAAGAACTCATGCAACTCTTGCTTGCTTGTATCCAGAATAGAACGGGCTGGGTATGACCAGATAAATCTTTCGTATCTATTCTGCTTTCTCCGTGTTTCACGGTTGCCATTACCAACAATCAGTACTGGATCTATAACTTGTTTTGTAACGCCGTGCATAAGTTTTATTTGCGGCATTATGACATTCTGAAACGCCATTATCTTGCTCCTAAATTGTATGAGCGGTTGGTTCCGTTCAACATCTCTGCTAACGGACGCTTGATTTGGTCCATAGCACGCAACACATCTTTGCTATCCATCGCTGTAATATTTACCGTCAGACTATTGCCAGAAGACATCAACCCTTGTGTAACGTCTGCTGGGATAATTGTACCAGAAGTCTTTGGTATGAATAGTTCAGGACCAATCTCACCCACAACATATGGGCTATTTGCGGATACTGGACCACCTTGTGCCTTGAATATGCCAGTAATAGCATCAACAATTCCACCAGCTCCAGTGCCTAACCTACTCTGGTTTGTACTTTGTTTTCCAAACCCGAAGAACCCAGCAATGCCTTCCAGTAACCCCCCAAGCATACCGCCTCCAGTTCTACCTTGTGTTTTGAAGTCACCAAACAGCGCGTTTGCTAGTTTAGCTGCTAATGCCTCAGCAACCATGCGGTCAATCATCTTCTTAAATGAATCAGCAAGATTACCAAACTCTCCTTGCATCGCATCAAAGAAGAAGTCTTCAAAAGCACTTTGCATTTCTTCTGCGATACGCACTGCTGCCTTTTGTGTTTCCGTCATTTCATCACGGATTTTATCAAGTTTAACTTTGTTAATTTTTTCAACAGCGATACGGTATTCATCGGCGGATATTTTGCCTTCTTCGTGCCATTTCTTGACCAAAGCAAGTTCATCTTCAATCTTCTTCCACTCATCACGATTCTTCTGGATAATACTCTTCCAGGCTTCTGTCTCTTTTGCAATCTGCTGTTGAGCTTCATGAGCCGCTTGATTTGCTTCAGCAAATTCATTCGTGGCTGCAGCGATGGCTTCATACTTTGTTGCAATCTCACCAGCCAATTTAAGTTGTTGGTCTTGTAAGTCTTTGATTTTATAAGAGTTTTCAGCTCTTGATTCATCTGTTGCACTCAGTCTGTCGATTTCAGCCTGAAGTGACTTAACAGCGACTTCAGCAGCGTTAATTTCCAAACGTAGAGCATCAACTGGCTCTCTTTGTTTCTGGAACACATCGGCAGCTTCTGTACCTTGTTGTTGGAGAATTTCCAAATATTCTCTGCTTGCTGTGTTGAGATACTCTTGGTTTGCCACAGAAGTAGCAAATTGATCCATGATTTCACGACCGATGCGAAGTTGCTCATTGATCAACTCTCTTGATGCTCTTTCTTCATCCAGTAAGCGTAGTAACTCTTTCTGTTGTTCGGACGCATCTCTGTATCGCCCCTTCTCCAAATCATAAGCCAGTTGAGCAGAACGACCTAACTCATTGTAGCCATCAATTTCCTTTTGCAACTCAACAGCAACGCCCGTGATTGTATCAGCCATTTGTTTGGCTTGTGCAATCATTTCTTCCTTCTTTTTAAATTCCTCTTCTGCAGCAGCCAATGCCTTAATCTTCGCTTCAGCCAATGCCAACCACGATTCACGCTGTTTCTTGTTACCGATGGTCAAAGCCATCTGTTGTGCTTCATACAACTTCTGTTCAGTATTAGTCTTGCCTACAAGAGCAATCTCTTTGTCCAAATCTTTCAGGAAGTTTTTGCGTTCAGTAGCCGCTTGCTTATACGCTTGGGCAGCCTCTTTCTTGGCTTCATTAGACTTTTTCTGTGCCGATGCCAAAGCAATTAAATCTTCACCCTCCTTAATATACGCATCACGTTGCGTTGGATCTTCGATTGTTGCAGCAAATTGAATCAACTTTAGTGTCTGCAATTCTTCTGCTGTCATCCTGGCTTCGGCAGCCTCTTCACGCAATTTTTGTATGAACTTTTCGCGCTCTTTAACTATATTTTCTACATCACCCAACCCTTCCTGTGCCTCACCTAGATAACTCAAAGACCCAGCAGCACCTTCACTTTCGGTGGCTAGTTCACTCATCGATTTCTCTAGTTCTTTTGCGGCTTCATCTGCAGATTTAAATATTTGCTCTGTTGCGATAGCAGCCACACCTGCGCCTGCAATAGCCCCAATAACACCTTTGCCTTTACTAGCAATACCTTGTGCAATAGCTGTCCAAACACCAACCTGTCGCATTGCTTGCCCTAATTTTAACAACCCTTGAGCAGCAGAAATTGCAATGCCAGCCCATGCAGCCATCTTCATCCCAGCCCAAGCACCAGCAACAATTGCGATGGTTTTTGCTACAGATGTGAAGTTTTCAGCCAACCACTGCAGACCAGCCGATATCTTACTGAACATTCCTACTGATTGTTCCATTGATAACAACAAATTAGCAAATGAATTCTTGACTTGGTTGAGTGATTGACCAACCGTCAGTGGCATCTGACTTGTCATCTGTTCCAGTTCTTTGGCTGATGACTTGAATGCTGTAGCAACCATCTCTGCTGTGAGTTTGCCTTCAGAACGCAACTTCAACATTTCAGCGACGGTAAGTCCCAGTTTAGATGCAAGCATTGACAACACAGGACCACTCAAGTTTTCCATCACAGTCTTGAGTTCATCACCGTCTGCTTTGCCCTTGTTCATGATCTGACCGAACTGGTACATGGCAGATGCAGCACCTTGAGCCCCCGCACCTGATGCTCTTAATGCATTTGCAAAAGCATACGTAGTGGTTGTGATGTCATCCATGTCAAAACCAAACTGTCGGGAGTTGGCTGATATTTTACTGAACAAGTTGGCGACATCTGTCATCGCCATACCAGTTTCAGTGGATATCTTGTTGACATCCGTCATCGCTCTATTAAATTCATCTGCAGATTGAGTAGTTCCACGCAACTTATTCTGCATGGTCTGCAGTGCATCAATGGTGTCAAATAATCCAGAGACAACAAATGCACCAAGAACCTGAGTGCGGAATTTATCTAGTGCACCGTTGACACCAGAGATGGACTTCTGAACTTGATTGGCTGCCTGTTGAGCATTATTGGCAACATTTTTGAGTGCTGATGATAGATTATCAACAGCGGTGAGCGTGACGGTTACATTTGGATTTGCCATAACTTATTTCCTTTGGAATTGCTTCACAATCTTCCCATATTCTTTTGAGTCGGCATGGTATGCGACCCGATTGAGGCTCATAGTATTTAGAGACTCTTCACTATTATGGCGCGCTAATGCTTCCGATAAAGCCTTGATTTGAGAGAGATACATTTCCTGCACCTCTCCAAATGAGAAACCTGATTTAACCAAGTTTACGATGAGGTCTGCCCATTTAGCTTTGTCAGCTTTTGGTTTATCTGTGGCAGAACCTTCTGGGTAAAAAAATCAGCGTTTACCTCAATGATGGATGTTAAGAGCAGCACGCCTTCATCCATTTCCAAATCTGTAATCCATCCACGTTCTTTGCGTGAACCAATTACCATTAAATCGATTACTGAATCTCCACCATCTGCAATCATCTTTGCAATTGTTGTGATTGAGAACTCACCTGCATATAGGGAGTTGGTCAATGCATCTGATAGTGGCTCAATAGCCTTAAACACCTTTGGTAGCTCACCAAACTTGAATGGTTTGATTGTGAGGTTTTCGTCGCGTATGCTGATTTCCTTCCCTGTTGGGAATAGTTGTTGTAGTTCTTCACTCATTATAATATCTCCTATAGTCGTTTAGCCGACATCTATATTTATAAAAGAAGAGAGCCTCCGAAGAGGCTCATCTTACTTTGCTACATCTGCACTATATTACTGTGCTTTCTTGATTGTAACGTATTGGCTTTCACCAGATGGTTGTGTTGTATCAGCAAGAATCATACCTTCCATTGTGAAGACTTGTTCTGTGCCGTCAGCGCTAATCAGTGATAGAGCACCTGCAAGGTCAAGAGCAACACGATTGATTTCAGCAATAACTGTCTTACCAGTTGTCATGTTGATGCCTTCGAAGCGGAATGCGTATTCACCGCCAGTAGTTGTGTTTGTTTCAACCTTGTCGTATGCAGCGTATGTGTAGTCGACTTCGATTGAGTATGGTGCTGGACCAGTTAGGTTTGCAGCACTGATTAGCGTGATGGTGCCGTTAGCAGCATCAATTGTGTAGTCAGTGTTAACTGTTAGCGTTGTTACACCATCCTTAACTGTTACAGCAGAAACGCCTGGGTGCTTTAGTGGAGCAATCTGATTCAGACCGTAAACTGTGAGAGTTTCAGTTGGAGCAGTTGCACCAGTAACGGCAGAAGCAGTACCATATAGAGCACGTGCGATGTTTTCCTTGCTGAATGACTTTGCATCAACAGCGAAAGCCCAGTCAGTTTGAGTGACGTAGTGAGCAACGATAGAACGTGTGCCTGAGCAGGACTCATAGATGTCGTTAAATGTTTGATTTGTTGTGATTTCCAGACGTGATGTATCGCCTAGTTCTGTCCAGCCACCGTTGATGGCACCAGCTTTTGCGCGTGGCGCAACGTAAACTTTACCTTGACCAGCGAAATATTCAGTTGTGCATGTTCCCATGATTATTCATCCTTTTTCAAAATTAAATTGTGTAGAGTAAGAGTATTTATACCTATAATATTGTAACTATGGAATATCTCTGGTCAAATACCACTCTATTGCCTGTGATTTCATCCAAAGTTTGTCCCTCATACTTCCATTTCATCGCACCCTTCGGTCCAGGTTGACCGTTTACTTGCTTTGCGATCTCACGGAGTAGTGGATATTGGTTGTCAAGCAAATCTTTTTCAGAAATGTACTCAACAAACACTTTGATGACAAATTGTGCGACAGCTGTATTACCACAAGCATTACCTTGTACATCATTGGTATTCAAATTATCACCAACATACACAGCCCAAGCGGCTGGAAGCTGAACCTTTTCCATAAATGGATCGATACTTGTTGCCCCCACAGCAAGACCGATTCGAACTGGAGTAGTTCCTAATTTACCTGATGGTAATGCTTTGATTTTAGTAAGTAAATCAGTGCCAAGTTCACTAATCATTTCAATTTGTCCTTTATTCTTTCTAATATAGTATTTATCTGGTTGCCCCATCCAATAAACTCACGGGCGGGCATTTTTGGTGTGCCAAATTGCAGATGTGTTGCGTATGGTTTGTTTGTGAATACAGATAATACACTATTAGACACTCTATATTGAATGCTGGTTAGCAATGCACCTGTTCTATACAATAACCCACGTGATGCATTGCCTTGCCGTTGTCTCTGTCGAAGTGTTGCCACGCTCCAAGGTGCCCAAGGCTTGCCAGTTGGATCTGTTTTACTTGATCTGATGCGCTGTTGAGTGAGATTTACTTGTTCCTTGCCAATCTTATCAAGTTCGGATGTCTTGATCAATTGTATCTGCAATAGCTTTTTGTCAAGAGCAGCGTGTAGTTGTCTTGCATCAACCTTCACACTAACTTTCACTTGGATAACCTCTTTCGTGGACGCTAATCTTCACACCAATGCCGACAGAGCTGTAATCGTAAGTTGTAATATCACCAATGAACCCATTACCATCATCAACAATAGAACCCAACAGCATTGTTTCGGATGGGAGTGCTGTATACACAGTCATTGTGCGGAATGGCACAACACCAAATCCACCACCTGGCAGATCTACCTTGACAGAGCCAGTTGCATATTGCATAAAACACGGTAGGTTCTTTGCAATGTAGGTTGTTTGTGCTGGAGCAAATCCATCTCCAGAATCACCATAACCAACACGCTGTATATTGATTCTTGTGTTTGCTTCGATAGCCAAAACGGGAAGGTGTGGTTGCTTATTAAGAACAAAAAAGGTTCTACCAGCTTCCTCAGAATACAGGTAATCGCCCATCTGTAAATCCTCTGTCTCAGAGTACAGAACCCACATTGGAGCATCCCATCGTGTATTGGCTACTTGCATTGTGTAGTTGTCATTTAGTGTGACGGTTGCCTTCATATACTTGATGAGGTTGCGATCACTTATAACATCTACATTGGAATCAAGTGGTCTATATAAGCCGTAATTATAACCCAGCTTCTTACCTACCTTCTTGTGGGCATTGTCGATTTGTCGTTGTATGCTTGATGCACTCATTTGTCTTGTTCCTTGTCCACACCGAACTTCTTTTCGGCGATTTTGTTGATGGTTCTGTTGCCCAGGAATGCCATCATAACCACTAACCACAACTCATAACCAATCTTGCTGCCATAAACCACAGCATATGGGAATAGTATCAGCGTTATCGCACTGGCTATGTTTATCCACAACTTGTTTGTGCTGTATTTACCAGTATCCTGGTCAATAAACAGGACATCCTTCCAAGTCAGTTTATTTGGTTTGTTGGACTTGCGGGCTGCCATTTGTGTGTGCTCTTACATCATCCCATACAACACCAGACAAATACATAAACAATGCCCCACAGATAACCAGGATAATCTTTTCAGCAACACCCTGCTTCAACTTATCCCACCACTGTTTGCTTTGCTTCTTTTCTTCAATCTCACCGTCAAGATATTCATGATGGTACTTGTGTATATGGGCATCTAACTCACCAAAATACTTTTCTATTGACTTCTGGATGTCAGCAATCTGGATTTCTTCATCAGCCATATGCTGATGTAACTGATTAGCCAAAGCATCTAACTTATCTTCTATT